AGATATGCCAGGTGCTAATGGAGATAGACAAGGTGGATTGGGAGTTCAAACAGGATTACCGGCTTTAGATAGAGTTTTAAATAGAGATAATTCTGCTTTAGTTAAAAAGTTTAAAAGATAATGGTTGAAGGTTTAATCATATTAGTAATGTTGGGTGTTTCTGTATTTACACTTACCAAAAGTTTAAAGAAAAAGACTTCGGGTGATTGTGGGTGTGGAAAGTGCCAATGTGGAGGATAACAAATGTCATACGTTCTACCAAAAAGAATTGTAAAAGATACCGAAGAAGAATTTGATAACTATGCCTATGGTATTGGAATGCCTAAACAAGATAAAGGTTCTATTTTTTCACAAACATTTACCTTGTTTGAAGCGGCATCTGAAAATTTAAGAAATCTTTTACAAACTAGAAAAGGTGAGCGAGTAATGCAACCAGAATTTGGTACAGGACTACATGAATTATTGTTTGAGCCAATGGATACTCAATATGAATCAAAACTTCAGCAAGCAATAGAAAGTGCTGTTGGATATTGGTTACCATATATTACAATTGATGAAATTGATGTGGATATGACCGATGAAATGAAAGATAGAAATAGAGCCAACTTAAATATTAAATTTAGAGTTGGTGATACTATTGATACAAACGAAATTACATTTACAGTACAAGGGTAATAAGATATGGCATTAAATACATCTAATAAAAAAAATAAAGGAAGAGATATAAAGTATCTCAATAAAGACTTTGGTCAATTCAGAGAGAATCTGATTGAGTATGCCAAAACTTACTTCCCAACTACCTATTCGGATTTTAACGAATCATCACCAGGTATGATGTTTATCGAAATGGCATCTTACTTAGGAGATGTTCTTGGATATTACATCGATGATAACTTAAAAGAATCGATGATTCACTCCGCAGAGGATAGAACCAACGTTGTTGCTCTTGCAAACTTCTTAGGATACAAACCAAAAGTTACTTCACCTGCTTTAACAAGAATTTCAGTTTATCAAATTACACCAAGTAAAAGAAGAGCAAGTGGAAACTTGTATGATGGTGATAATAGATTTGAAATGGATGAAGGATATCTTGTTAGAATAAAAGAAGGCATGGAGTTAACTTCTAATACTGGTGTTGTATTTAGAACAACTGAATTGGTTGATTTTAGTGATGATTACGAAAGAGAAGTGGTAGTTTATGAAAGAAACTCATTACAAGAACCAACTTTCTATTTAGTAAAAAAATATGTTAATGCTATATCAGCGGAAACAAAAACTGTAAATATTCAATTCGGTTCTCCAAAACAATTCGATAAGATTGATTTATCAGATACAAATATAATCTCTATCTACGATGTTAGAGATTCGAATGGAAACAAGTGGCATGAAGTTCCTTATCTTGCACAAGAATTGATTTATACTGATTATCCAAACACAGAACAATTTGATAAAGATTTGGCACAGTTTAAAGAGTCTGTTCCAAGTATTTTAAGAGTAACTAAAACTTCAAGAAGATTTGTAAGACAGATAAATGCAGATAACACAACTTCAATTGTATTTGGGGCAGGTAACTCAACATCTTCTGATGAAACCTTTTTACCAAACTTTAAGAATGTGGGATTGGGGTTAAATAACTCAATCGATAGATTGGGTGCATCCTTTGACCCTGCTAACTTCTTAAAATCAAAATCATATGGTCAGGCACCATCTAATACAACACTAACTATGACTTATTTAGTTGGTGGTGGAGTTCCTGCAAACGTATCTAAAGGTTCTTTAAAAAGAATTACTAAATTAGAGTTCGATGAAGATTTAAGTTTATTCGATGATGATGAACTACAAATGTATGGAACTGTTAAGAATTCTATTGCTGCAGAAAATGAAATACCTGCAACAGGTGGTAGAGGTGCAGAAACAATGGATGAAATCAGAGAAAATGCACTTGCACATTATGGTTCACAAAACAGAGCAGTAACAAGAAAAGATTACCAAGTTAGAGCTTTGGCATTAGACCCAAAATATGGTGGAGTTGCAAAAGCATACTGTGCACCAGATGGTGAATTAGATAATAACTCACCTGGTTCTATCTTAAATAATCCTGATACTCTTAATGAGTTTGCTGGATTAGTACAACAATTAGGTGGAGAGGGTAAAACTGAGACTGAAATCAAAACAGAATTGCAAAGATTTTTAGTTGGTAAACAATCTAGTTCCAATTCAATAGAAAAGAACAATCCTTTTGCTATCAATCTTTATTTACTTGCATATGATTCTAAAAAACATTTAACAACCTTAAACAAGGCAGTAAAAGAAAACGTAAAAACATATCTTTCAGAATTTAGAATGTTGACAGATGGTATAAACCTATTAGATGGGTTTGTAATTAACATTGGTGTTGATTTTGAAATCATGACTTATAACTCATACAACAAACGAGAAGTTATGTTACAATGTGTTACTGAGATTGAAAAATATTTTAACATTGATGATTGGACATTTAACCAACCAATTAACGTTTCTGAATTGGAATTGGTAATTGCAGGAGTTGAAGGAGTTTTATCAGTACCAAAATGTCAGATTGTAAATAAATGTGGTGGTGTTTATTCTAAAAACAAATACAACATTGAATCAGCAACAAAAGGTAAGATGGTTTATCCGTCATTAGACCCATCGATATTTGAATTAAAATATCCTGGTAAAGATATAAAAGGGAGGGTTGTATAATGTATCACTTTGTAACAGCATCCAAAGATGCAACTATTTACTTACAACAACCAGCTCAGAATACTGGTTTAGATGAAATCTTAGAAGTTTCCAAAACTTATTATGGAAGTTTAAAAGATATTGCTCACACTTTAATCAAGTTTGAAACAACACCTCTTTCACAATCTATTGCAAGTGGTGATATCACTATGAGTTCTGCTGAAATGATTTTAAGAGAATGTGAATCTTCTGAGATTCCAATCGATTATACAATTTATGCATATGCAGTAACTCAATCGTGGGAAATGGGTATTGGTACTCGTTTCGATGATATTACAACTGATGGTGTTTCTTGGAACTCTGTAAGAACAGGACAAGATTGGTTATCGCTTGAAGAACATTCTGCAGATACAACTGGTTCATTTAATGGTAAGGGTGGAACTTGGTTTACAGGTTCATTCTCAACACAATCATTCTCATACGAAACATCTGATTTAGAAATGGATGTTAAAGTAACACTTGATGAATGGATTAGTGGTTCCCTTCCAAACGAAGGATTTATTTTAAAATACGATTCATCATTAGAAAGTGATACTAATGATTATGGTCAATTAAAATTCTTTTCAAAAGAAACAAATACTATTTACCAACCTAAATTAAGAATTGGTTGGGATGATTCTTCGTTCTCTACTGGCTCTTTAACAGAACTTACCGCTGATGATATTCATGTAACATTCAAAAGATTAAAGACCAGATACAAACGTGGAAGTAAACCTGAAATCAGAGTTTTCGGTAGAGAGAAATATCCTCTAAAAACATACACCAATCAATACTCGTACACAGATGTAAAATATTTACCATCATCTACTTATTATCAAGTAAAAGATGTACAAACAGAAGAAGTTATAGTACCATTTGGAGAATACACAAAAGTATCATGTGATTCAAATGGAAACTTCTTTAAACTCGATTTAACAAATTGGGAATATCAACGAGATTATTATATTGAAATTAAAGTAGATAGAAATGGTGTAGTTGAATACTTTGAAGATAAGGATTTAACTTTTACGATAGAGAAATAAAATGGCATTAGAGAACAGATTTAGATTTGATGAATTAGTAACTCAAGGTTCCAAAGCAATTGTTTCTGAGGACCCTACTACTAAGAACCACACATTTGTTGATGGTTCATCTATTATTGTCTCTGCTTCTCAAGATGTACCATACGAACACAAACAAGGTGAACGAGATGGTGAGGTAACTGCATTTATTGAAAAACCTGCTTATACAGAAGAAGAACTTATCAAAGCGGTTGATGTTGATATTGATGAGTTGGTTAAACCACAAGCACCACCAAGACCTGATGTAGTTCCAAGACCTGTATATGATGAATTAGAAAATAAATTCCAACAGGCATTATTAGATTTAGAAGCAGCTCAACAAAGAATCTTATTATTAGAAGGAGAAGTTGCTCAATTAACAGCTCAATTACAAGCAGCACTTGTAGAGAATGATTCTTTAAAAACTCAAAAGGCAGTTGTAGATAATCAATTCCAACAAGCAACAGAACGATACAAAGAACAAACTTCTAAATTGGGTACTGCTATTATTAAGGCAACGAAAGAAGCAAACGAAAGAGTTAGGTTGAATGCACAAGTAGAAGGTTTGGTAGCACAGAAAGATGTGTTAAGACAACAATTACTTTCACTTAGAAAAATTGTATCTGGTCTTGAAGGACAAGTAGAGGCGGGAGTTGATGCACTACGAGCTCAAACAGAAGCAGCAAAAGCAGAGAGAGAAGCTTCTCAACAACAACGAGAGATAGAAAGACAAATAAATGAAAACACCCAACAACAATTAGAATCTCAGCTTGCAGGTTCGGCAGCAGAAACTGCAGCCGCGGCACAAGGATTTACTGCATTATCTGATAATGAATCATTTTATAAAGTAGAATCTAATGCAGAACCTGGTAGTGCTGATATTAAATGGACAACTTCTGTTATAAACCCAACTGCTGGTAAAGGAGGAACTCTTAAAATACAAAACTTAAAAGATAGTGGTGCTAAGATTACACAAGTATCAATATCGGTTCAAGGTTCTATTAAAGATTGGAGTAAACCTATTCTTGGGTTCGGTAGTGATGGTTCTCCATCTACAAATACAAACGCAAGTATTAACAAAGGAGGAACATCATCATTCCCATTATATTTCAATAAAGGAATTGGAGGGAAAAACAAACCTGAACCAGATAGAAAAAACCTTTTTAATAGAGACAAAGATTATAGAGGTAATTTTACAATCACTGCACGATATGATGATGGTACATCAACAAAAACATCATCACTAAGTTGGGCAATTAGAAAAAATAAGAAATAATAAAAAATGGCAATAAAAACATTTAAAGATATAGAACAAAAGAAGGGCTAT